CTATGCTCTCTTAAAACTCCAGCAGTCTCAGTTCCTTGTCTTGAAAGAGTTTTTATATTAGTTAAAGCAGTCCCTGAAAGTGTACATGATATGTGTTCTTTTTTAGAACTATCTTTATCAATGGTGAAGAAATACCTACCAGCTGGCAGTGCTATTCCATCATCATCTGTTGCAGATGCTAAAGTTGCTGTTGTACCTCCAACAGATATTTTAGTTGCTAATTGTGTTTCAAAGTCTGCTGTTATTTTTCCTAAAAGTTGAGTCATTTATTTTATTTATTTTGTTCTCGTTACTTATAATTATACTACTGTTTATTATTTTTTACAAATCTGTCTGTGTACCAGCAAGATTTACATTTTGCTTCTGTCTGTATTTCTTTGGAAGTCTGTTTTCAAAAGTTAATATGTCTTTATCAATCTGTGTATCAACTGAAAAATAACTATAACCTTTGACTACATATTTGATTGTTCTCTTTCTGAATTTTGGAACTTGTACTTTTAATTCCATAAAGTATGGATATGCAGTTACACCATTTCCACCACCAATTGTTATTTCTCCAATCATTGATGCACCTATTGATTGAGGGTTTGAATAATCTACATAGTCAGCATCACCTCTTATTGTTCCTACTAATTGAAAGTCATCATCATCGTAAGATACATATATTTCACAGTATTGTGCAGCATCTATCAATCCTTTAAATCGTAATCTTCTATACTTTTTAAGTAATTCTGAATCATAAGTTTCTCCCTTACCTATCAAATAATTATCAATTAAAGAACCATCGTCATCAACACCTGTAAATAATTGATATATTGATTCTGTATAAGGACTACCTCCATAAAGATTATTTGAGTCTTTTGCAAAAGTTGCCATACCATAACTTGTTATATCAACTGTATTTTTAGCTTTATCCATTAATAATGTTGTATCATTTGTTGCATTACCAACTGATGCACAAGACATAATAATAAATTGACCATAGTTTCCAACCTCAGCTTTTGAGTATGTATAATTTGAAAAATTAAAGTGTGGAAATAATATAACAGGCTCAATATTTCCTCCTAATGGATTTTGTTGAAGTATAGTAAGTTCTGGTCTTTCAAGATTGGCAGTATTTATAAACACAATACCATTCTGTGTACTTGTAGCAGCTCTAAAATATGGTATACCAATCTCACGACGGAACACTTGGTTATCAGCACTTGTATCATCGGCAGTCAAGGACAACCTGTACACCGACTGGCTTTTTAGCGAATAATAAGCGTCATCAAGACCAACCTTAACGGTTAATATTGCATCACCTCCTTCATCTTGTCTTAAAATATCTCCTTCACCTGCAACTCTTGTAGCTGAAAATCTAAAATCTGTAATACCTCCATTGTTTGAGTTTTCCCAAAGATAGGCAGCTGTTCCAACACCTGAAGCAGAGAGCGTATATGCTCCTGACGTATAGTTTATAGTCCCTGTTCCACCTAATGAACCTGTTAAAGTTCCATCATAATTATCAGTAAACACTTGTCCTCCTGTAGTTATTGTTATTACTACACCAAAACAGTTTCTTGTAGCACCAGCTGCTTTAAATGTTAATGTTCCAGTTAATGATGTTGTAGCTTCTCCTGTTACTGTTGTGTATACTGGTGATTTTTGAGTATCAATCTTAGATAAATAAATACCTGTTTTATCTTTTACATAACCCCATGCAAATGTTCTACCTTTATCAATTAATGCACCTGCAAATTTATAATTTACAGTTGAAGAATACATTGATGAGAATGAGCCAGGATTAGCATTGTGCATCTTGTATATTCCATCTAGTCCCCATGCAATAGTAAAGTTACCAGCTAAAGAAGAGTAGTTGGTAAACACGTATTGATAACCAGAAGTTAAGCCTGTAACGGTATCTTGCCATGTTGTACCATCATAATATTGTATCTTTGTATTTATCTTTCTCCAATGAACAGTAGTTCCATCATTCTTATATCCAAAATGATGTCCTTGAACAGAACCTTGTACCCCTTCAACACCTACTAATGTTTTTCCATTTATAAGTTTAATAGACCCATCTAATGTAAGCCAGTTAGATGAATCTTGAGCAGCATCTTTTGGAATATTCTCATTATCTATGAGGTTGTGTGTTCCTGAAATATACGCATTAATTATGTTATCTGCCATGCTAGTTCATTTGTAGATTACTATTGTAATAAGCCATATCCGACATATATGACATGTATTGTGACTCATGTTCTTTTGCGTACGATTTAGCTTTATCAAATATCTGTATAGCCATATCATCTGATGCCATACCAAATGCAATCATATCGTGGAATCTTGCAGGAAATACTGGAGATGTAACAAGTGTTAGTGTTGCAGGAATAAAAGCATAGTCAAAGATAACTGTTTGTCCTGATGAAGGTGCTATTGCAAAAACTAAATTACCATTTAATATATCTACCCAACATACATCGTTATTTGTTCTGTACTGCATTCTATCTGACCAATTTACAACTCTATATGCTTGATAGTTAGTTCCAACAAATACTACACATGGTCTTGAAATTTGACTTGAGCCTATAGAACTATCAGTATAGTTTTGATTATCTAACATATAAGCAAAGTCAGCTGGTAATGTAACAGTTGTTGTTCCATTTGTTGCTCCTGTAAATTCTTTCTTTAAAAACTCCCATGGTCTGTTTGAAATAATTTGATTATAAATCTTTTGTGCTAAGTTTAATGATTCAGAGGTTGATAACTCTGTTGTATCATCTACTAGTATAAAAAATTTGTCTATTATTTCTTGTGTTGTCATATTGTTTTAATTTACTTAATAACTAACAGGATAAATCCTGTAAGCCATAAGGAAACTAGTTAGCGTCAATTAGAACGTCTAGAAATTTCTTTGCACCATCAGCATAAGTTTTTATACCTGCTAATAATGATGAAAAGATGTTTGTTCCACGTCTGTCTGGAGTTTGTCTCATATCAACTTTTTTAGTATCTTGGATAACCATATCAATTGCTCCTTTTTTACCAAAGTAAGCATGTATCATATTTTTAGTCCATGATGCGTTTGTCTGAGTCTCTGAAAGTTCTAGTCTACCTGAACCAGTACCAACAATTGTAAGTACAGTAGCTGATGTTGCTGTTGCAACAAGACCTAGTGTATCTGTAATTGTAATTTGGTCTGCTGCTGATAGTGCTACTCCTTGTGCTGTTGTAGTACCTGGAGTGTTTATCAATGCTGCAAGGTTTGTAATTGTAGCAGCTGCGTTAGCTCCTATAAGAACGTTACCTGCTGTAGTACCAATAGCTGTTACAGTTGTAAATACAACTCCACCAATAGTGATTGTTTGTGTATCTGTAAATACTCCTGTTGATGTCAATGTAGCTTCACCTTGTAGGTTTTCTGATGTATATAGTGTAGCGTTTGAAACTTCACCTGTGTATCCATTTTTAAATGTATATCCAGCAAGGTCGATGTTTTTACCTAATAGGTATTGTGTAACATCAGCTGCTGCATACGCATCTACTACTAGACACATGTTTGTAGTAACCAATTGGTTATTTTTTCTTTTTAGTTTAGCACCCATTTTTGTAACCATTTGAGGTACAGTTGTAGATGATAGAATTATAGGAGTACCATTTGATACTGTTGTAGTAAGGTCTCCTGTGTCAAATTTAAACAATGCGTTTCTAACTTCAGCAAAGAATATAGCATCAAGAGCAACAGCTACTTTTATAGCAATTTGTCCTCCGATAACTTCTCCAGGATTTAATGGTCCTGTTTGTGTAACTTCTCCATCTGAAATGTGAAATACTGCTTCTTTTTCAATGTTTATTGTCAAAAGCTCTGTTGAATCTGTAACATTGTCTATTGTTGATGCAGAACCTCTAACTGTATTTCTAACTCTAACAGCTGATATATCGTAGATAACTCTTTTAACTGTTCCTCCGTATGATAGTACTGGTTCGAATCTTGAGTTTGCAATAACTGAAGAAACTATAACTTTAGGAAATACTTCTTCGTATGTATTGTCAAACTGTTCTTTATAATCTGTTAATGCCATGTTTTTATTTTATTTTTAAATTAAATTTGTAAAACCTCGTCTCAAGATTATATAAATTTAGATAACCTGTCTGCTAAACCAGAATTGTACTTAGCTTTTAATGTAGGATTACTCATCACTTCTTTATAGTAAGTACCATCGGTCTGCATACGAGCAGTATCTATATCAGTAGGTTCTTGTCTACCTCTTGGTTGAGCTGATTCTAACGTACGTTTTCCACCAATAGCATTGACGTATGTGTTTTCTATGAGTTGTTCAAGAGATATATTTCCATGAACTAATTTTCCGTTATTATCTCTAAGCAAAAACAATTGTTTTATAACTTCAGGGTTAATAACTTTAGAATATTCTGGCATTTGTTCAAGTGCATTACTTAATCTTTCATTAAAGGTAACGTCAAACTTTGCTTTTTCTTTCTCTTCAGTTATAGGTCTTAATTTATCTTGAATTTTACTATCCAATCCAGACTCAATTTGTTTGGTTAATTTTGCCAAAAAATCAGGGTCTACATTATACTCATTTGCGATACTGTCTACATCTGCATATATTTCATCACGAGTTGCTCCAGATGCCATTTGAGCTTCTAGTTCAGCAAGGCGTTTTTCAACAGCCTGTCGTGATTTCTTTTCGTGCATGTATTTATCAAGTCCTACAGTCTCCTTTGGAGCTGGTTCTTGGACAATATCATTGATAGTATCTTGTTGTTTTACTTCAGGTACAACTTCCTGTGTTGCAATATCCTGTGCAACGTCAGTCGTAATTACATTTTCCATATTTAAAATTAACTTTTTTCCGTTGAAGCACAACGTATCATTAAGACGTTGATAAGACGTATAAGATTTTGAAGCATCCCTGCTCCTCGTTACTAATATTATACCTTGTTCTTATATGTGTTGCAAGGTATGTTCCGATTCCATGTGTTCGACGAGGTTAAGAACAATGGAAGCGGAACGCACCCAACAACTATTCTTGTGCTTTTAATGCTTCTTCTATTGCAATTTTAGTAAGATTTATATTTTCTTCTGCATTTTTAAGAATACGGTATGTTGCAAGTTTTTCAGTTAATCGGCATGAAATCATTATATAATTTTCTAATGTGTGAGGATTACCAGATAATCTATCAACACAATCTATAATATCCATAAGACAAGCTTCCATAAGAACTTTTCCTCCTTCAGATTTTGATAATGCTTCTAAAGCTGTGTATTTTTTTAAATCGTCTTGCATAATTGTTTTTTAATTTCTATTTTTTCTAATTCTGATATTACTAATATGGCTGTTATCTCATTTAGTTTATCCTTATAAGCTTTTATTTCTAATTGTGCTTTAACTTCTTGAATTATTATGTCTGCTGTTTCACCTGTTATATCTTGTATAAATGGATTAAAATGTAATACATTACTCATCACAGCATTTCTATGGTCAATAGTAGATTTAATTTCAATTATTTCTTTTTCTGTTAAATCAGGATTATTTAATGCTTCTTCCAAAGAATTTTTTTCAACTTCAGCACTTCTGTACATTACAGTTGCATTATTCTGTTCAGGAGTAAATTTTGGAGCTTCTTTAAATATATCCATAGCTTCCATTTGTTTTAATACCTCGGTTATTTTTTCCATTTCTATTTGCAAATATTTCTCATTAGCTTCCATATTAGACATAGTAAATTCTACAGAATGTCCTGTCTTTACTATGATTGCATCTTCTCCTGTTTCTTTTTTGTTTTTGTATTTATATTTTATCATTATATTGTTGGTGCTGAGTTATTTTGTACATCTCTTTGTTCAGATGTCATTGATAATTGTTGTTGTGCCATCATTTCTTGCTCCATAGCAGCTTTCTCTTGAACTTTTCTTATCATGTTTTGCATAATTACTTGGTCAATTGATGTAATATATTCAAACATTGATGCTATTTGAGTAGGGTTCATGTCCTCCTCATGGTCTTGCATAAAATCTACAAATCTTTGTTTGTATGCAGTTGTAGCTATTCTGTTTGGTTTAATAAACTTGCCATCAAGTATAGACTCAATATCTCTATCAGCTTCAGACATTATTTTAGCATTACCAAACTCTGAAACATCAAGCATTTGACGTATTTCTTCATCATTAAATCCTGAAATTTTAGCTTTAATCTCAAGTAGTTTTTTTGGATTAACTATTTGATTTTTTGATTCCTGTACCAAGAAGTTAAGTTTATTTTTCTTTTCCTCTATTGATAACATTTCTTGAGCTGATGATGATTCCACAACTAATGCAAAGTTTTCATCTTTTCTAAAAATATCCCTCTTTGTAATCATTTGTTGTTCTACTCCTTCAGGTCCAATAATATCTATAGCAATCTTTTTAGTTAAATGTTCTCTCATTCCATCTTGATGCAATATTCCAAATCTGTCATATCCAAAAGTATATGATGAATTAAATAATTTAAATCTGTCTGCTACAGCTTCCTGATTACCTTCATATACTGATACTACAGTATCTTTAGATGTTCCCTTAGCTCCTGCAGTAACACCTGATGCCTTCTCTCCTATACTTTCTAACTTATCATACACCATTAATGGTGTTTGTATTTCAGGTGTATCAACTGTTTGATATGCTTGATTAATATCAAAATTACCTTTTACCTTAATAACTCCTTCTTTTCTATATTTTAATGATGCTAAGTCCTCTATAGCATTAACATTTACAACTCTTTGTGGTTTGTTTCTTTGCTCAGAGTTATCAAGCATTTGATTGATTGATACTGACTGTGCCATAAATATTTCACGTACATAATCACAGAATGATGGTGTCCAAAATTCTGTTAAATCTATAAATGCAGCATATGTCCAAAATGGAAATGCTCCAAGTGGGTAGTCATTTGTTGCAGGAAATAAATCAGTTAATTCTTCCATACGAATACAGTTACCACTTTCAGTTATAAGTAAATAGTATCTTGTACCTTCATATGTTGTATACCATTCCCAAAATTTATAATCATCAGTAGTAGATATTTCTATTTGTGTAGAATATACATTTTGGTCTCTTCTTCTTGACTGTTTGTTCATTTCCTCAGTCGTCATAGCAAGTGCATTTGTAGAACCATCAATTAGTTCTTGTACTTCATATTTTAAATATATTCCATCTTTAACTCCTTTCTTTAATTCAGATTTATTTTTAGTTACTCCATATCTACCCATGTAGTTTGCTTTCTCAATATCAATACCACCTGCTGTAGGGTCAATAAGAAAATCATATACATCAACATTCTCAAGATGTGCTTTATATATACCATCAATAGAATCAGCATAGTATGAATATATAGCACGACCATATATAGCACATTGTTTTTTACCAGCTAAATCTTTTATATCCCACCAGTTAATCTTTCTGTCATTCTCTCTTACTGCATTAGCTCTTTCAGCGCGTGATAACTGTGATTCTTTTCTCTTAACGTACTTAAATATTAACGGAGAGTTTATTTTAGATAAGAGAGTATGAACAAACTCTTGCATTTTACCTAAATCTACATTTGCACGAGAAGAATCTGTCGGTTTTTTAGTTCCGTAGTACATTTCTTCATTTTTTTGCCAATATTTTACCTTTCCTGCACGATAATTACGTGCAAAAGGTATTTCTTGACGAACTTGTTGTATAATTTGGTCTCTTGTTTGTTTATTTATCATTATATGATTGATTCCTCGTCAATAATATAGTTTAATTATATCATTAATGTTTTCTATATGCCAATATCTGAATATTGAGGGGTCTCATCATAAAAATCTGTGTCGTCAAAGGTAGTATTGTACATTTTCTCTGCAATAAATCTCTGATATTGTAGTGCATCAATAATGTCATCATGTTTTCCCATCGGAAACTTAAGAAGTTCATATTCCATATCTTTACATTCACCCTCAATATGAAACACAGACTTAGTCTCATAGTTTGGTACAAGTGCCTTAATTCTTGACTCCTTCATCACACCACCGTGCTTTAATTCCACAATGTATGGGTACTTACCACGCTTCCTACATTCGTCTTCAAAGAAAGGTTGTATAGCCTGTGTAAAAGTAGTTGTTTCTATACCAATCTTCTCCATACCTTCATCATGCAACTGAAAGATTAAGTCAATCAATCCTTTTGGATTAATCCTATATGGTTTGCCACTAACGTACCAGAAACCCTCAGAATCCACGTAGTTACGAACAACACCAGTCGCATCAGAGGTTGCGTTTTTGGAGAGGGCAGAATCAATAGTTGCAAATTTGCGTGTCATTTTTTCTTCTAGGTTGGCTCGTGTAATATACCTAAACATTTCCTTAGTAAATATCGCTTGGTCTGCACTCATAGGTTCATTCATCATTTCAATAGAGTATACGATTGAGCCAAGTTGTCGTTTTTTATCCTCTAATGACACCTTTTGTGTTGCTGTTGCTTCAATGTCCGTCATTGCATACTTTGCATCCCATGTAGG